AGGTATACCACCTGCATTAGATGTTGAGATTAACCAATCTTGCATTCTAGTTGCATAATAGTCAGCATTGTTTAATGCCTTAGTCAAAAGATAATCCAATTCATTCTTTGTAGGTGCAGTGGATTGTTCAGATAAATGTTTAACTGCTCCTCCTGCTTTAAAATCAATTGATGAAAAAGGAATATACTCTGTGCATGCATACCAAATTAAAGTTGGTTTAACATAATCTTCTAATAAAGTTTGATAATCACCTGAAACATTACCAGCAGTAATCTTTGTTTGTAATGCGTCGTAAAGTATTGTGCCTAATAAATTAAGTATATATTTTTCTTGTGCTGTGCGTAAAAACGGAATTAGTTTGTCAGCGTCTATTGCTCCACCTAATGGAGTATTCTTTATAATGTCATTACGAGATATGAATAATGCAAAAGCCATAGTATTAGTATTTATTATTTAACAAATTGGTTATTCGTAATCATTTTTGAAAAAAGCAGAATTAACTTTTGGTAATCTTTCATTTACCGGTACAGCTTCTGCATCATCTACTTGTGATTGTTCGTTTGCAGTATCTTCTACTTGTTCTATTGTTTGACCCGATTCTTCTGCCTGTTTAGAAGCAATTGAGAGTGGCATAATTTGTTCAATATATAAATCTGTCATATCCCATCCACCCGATTCTAAACATTCCTCTATTGCACCTAAGAATAGATTTTGGAATGGTACAATTGTCATTGATTGTAAGATACTAAATGCCATAGCCATCTCATCTGCGTTTGAACTAAAACCATTTACTTCTGTACGAATACCAAAAAGTAAAGGTGAGGTAATTCTATGAGCAACCAATATTCTATCTTGTGCGTATTTAGCAACATACTCATATTTCTCATGTAAGTTATCAGTTTGTATTGCATCGAATGTTGGTTTGTTATCTGCTGAATCGTTGAATGTAATTAAGAATCTACCTGCGTTTCTAGTGCCTGTAAACTTAGATACAATCTGGTCTTCAATAATATCTCTTTCTTCAATTGGTGGAACTCCGTTATTTAAATTGATTGCTACTAATGGTAAGAAACCATTTTCAATATTGTTTAAATGTAAGTTTGATAACTCTGCTTCACTTGCAGCAAATTGTAATGCTGAAATCCAATCAGGCAAAGAGTAATAATACTTTCCAGGTGTATATCCCTTAATGTAATATATTTCAACTTTCTCATTTGATGTACCATATGCTGGTATTTTCTTTTTATTACGGATTGACTTTTGGTCAGCCCAATCAACTGCATAATAATAGTTTTGAATATGCATTGCATCATGTAGTTTTTCAGCTCTTAATTTTTGAACTGGTATGTGATACAACCTTAAAACTTTTGTATGGTCATCATTCCAAACTACTTGCATTGCTGCATTACCAAATAACTTTAAGTCAAATGAAATCTTTCTACCACAATTTTTACTTAATATCTTTTTGAATTGTTCTTCAAATGCAGGATTCTTAGTAAAGATACCTTCACCATAAATTAAATCAGATATACCTTCCACACATGCAGCATTGGTTGTAGATGTGTTATACGCTTCTTCTATTAACCAAAAGAAATCATCACTATCATAAATGCCAACAGGCACCCATGATTGACGTGTTCTTGTATCTTCAGTTATGACAGGTATATCGTGTCTGCTTAGATTAATTACTTTTAAGTCATTCATATTATAATATTATGTATTGATTTGATGATGTATAAGATAAACTTGTATCATTTTGTGTTATATAATCCACCTTATTAGATTGTGATACAAAATAAGATTGTGATTGTTGAGAGAATACTTGTACAGTTCCTTTGTATTGCAATGTAGATTGACTGCCTGTTGTATCCCACAATACCATTCTATATTGGTCTCCTACTTGACTACCTGATATCTGAGGAAAATTAAATTGTATTAATTGTGAATCAGCAGTTGTAGAATATGATGATGTAGTCAATGTAATAGATGAACTAGCATAGGTTAACATATTTGTCAAACTAATAGCTAGACTGCCAGAACTTATAGGTTCTTTGTATCTAAATGCTGTTTGATTGCTGCCACTAACGAAGTATGATATCATTATCTTGTATTTAGGTTGTCTGTATTATATAACAAACTCGTCTGGTCTATGTTTTACTTATATTATTGCATAAAAAACCCCCACTATAAAAGTGAGGGTTAATATTTTTCGTATATTATTACTACTATACCGCTTGATAAGTTGCAACAGTTATAGAACCGCTAACACCAGCGAATGGGTTAGTTGTTGTACTACCGCTCAAAAATTGTGCGTATACAGGCTCGTTACCTTGTAAGGTAATTGAGTATCCGTACAAATCTTGTAATGCTGCACCAGTAGAGATTTGACCCGCAGTTACATCTGCACCGAATCTTCTACCAACTAACAATGCATCACCTGCATTTGTGTGTACAATGATTCTTGGTCTACCTGCTGATAAAACTTTCAATTCCTTAGTCATCGCATTAGTCAACTTCTTTAAGTTTAATACTGCTTCTTGTGTGAAAGAAGTCGTACCGTTTTCTCTTGAAGTATTAACTGTCTCTGTGTAAGTTGAAGTTCCTTTCAAATCATATTTATACACCGTTGTAGATGCACCTAATGAAGTGATAAGACCATCAGCGTCCTCAGAAGCGAATGATGCAGTTTCGTTGTAGTTAATAAAATATACGGCTTGCAAACCACCTACTGAGTCTTTACAAGGTTCTAATCTAGATGTGCTTAAATTACATGCCATGATTTTAAATTTTTAATTTTAATTAATTTTGTTTACTACAATTACGCTTTGTGAATTGCAATGTCTGAACCGATACCGAACTGAACACCTGCGGTCATACGCATTATAACACGAACATTTTGACTTCCGTCTAAATCTGCCATGTCTAATACCTTAACTTCATTCGTGTCAGATAAAAGCCCCGTTCCAAAGAATAAATTGCTCTTTTCAGCTGCAACCATATAATTTGATGTAAGACCCGGTGCAACGAATAATGGGATACCATTGTAATCAAATGGCTTTTGGCCAACTGTAACAAGGTTGTTATAGCCGTTTGCGTAGTTAGCACCTAATGCTTGTTGGTAAGCCTTTGCTACGTTTGTTGGTATGTAGATAACTAAATCTTCTTTACCATAAACTGCGTCAGGAATTGCAGCTACTAATGCTTCTAAGTCAGCGATTACATTTGCAGAAGTGATTGAACCACTTGCAGATGAAGATACTACGCCAGAACCACCAGCAGTCATTAAACCTAATAGACCTGTGAATGTTCCACTACCTGATGCAGATGCTCTCCAGATAGATTGTTCGATTTGTTGAGCTACTGTATTTGCTACGTTAGCCAATAAGAAATCGGTGAAGTTTGCAGGAAGATTATCGTAAACAGAGAATCCCATTTCTGCAGCTTCCCAGTCACTTCTAAAATCTTTCTTACATAATTCGATGTTTACTTGCAATTCTTTTGGTTGCAAGATTGCTTCTGTTAATGTTACAGAGCCAGTTGCTGCGAAATCACAAGTTGCGTCTTGGATGATGTTCGTTGTTGCCATCTTCTTCATTACTTGCTTAAACTTAACGTTAGGAACAATCGTGATTGCTCTTTCTGCTAAAGTTTTACCTGAAAGTAAAGCTGCAGCAATATACTTGCCAGCGAACTCACCTGCGTAGGTAGAGGTAATTGAAGTAGATGTTGCAAAGTTTTGTTTTTGCTTCATTTTCTTTTTTTTTAATTTATGAATTTATTTGGAAAAGTTTTGTAAAACTCTATCCATTGTTGTTTGTCTTTTTGCCGGCTTGAATTGGTAAGATAAGTTTACTGCTTCTTCTTCAACAGGTGCACCATCTAATACAGGTACATCAACTTCATCTTCATCTTCATCTTCATCGTCAACAGTTACTTCAACTGCTGCCATCTTTTGTGATTTAAACTCATTGATTAAAGCTTCCATTTCCATTACCTTAGCTTCTAAGTCTTTAATCTTTTTGTCTTTCTCATCCATTGGTTCTTCTGGCATTACTTCCATTTCCATTTCTCTTTCGATTTCTACTTGAGATTCTTCAGGTGCTTCAGGTGCTGATTCTTCTACATTTTCTCTTTCAGTAATTTTACCATCGGCAACAAGTACTCTAATGATTACTTCTTTACCTTCTGAGTCCTTCAATGCGATTTCATGTTCACCATTAGGTGCAGGAGATTTACTTCCATCTTCTGATACTACATCAATTGCTTCACCAACATCAAATGTGTTAGATTCTAAAATAGTACCATCCTTTAATTGTCCATAAGCTAATGCAACTTCTTCCTTAACAGAAAGTAGAGTCATAATCTTATTTAACATAGTTTGTGCGCTCATATTAATTTATTTTTTATTTAACAAAGTTTAGTGTATTCGTTTAATTTGATGTAGGATAAGGAGATT